ATACAACTGGAGATGCTTATGATATGTGTAACCGATATACAATGCCTTTATCTTTAAAGGTAACAGCTAACCAAGTAGACTATGAAGCTCCTAATGCTTTTGTAACATTTGCAAATAGTGGCTCAGTTAATAGTTTTGGAGCTACTACTAAGCAACCTACTAACAACTATATTTGGTACACTAATTCGGCAACAGCTAAAAACTTAGCTGATAGAATCTTATTTAGGCGTAAAGTTCCAGAAGTTGCAGTAAACATAACTGTCCCTATGAAATATCAGCAACAACAATTAGGCGATATAATTTACATTTATTCTGATGAAATTGGATTTCAAGACCAAGCCTATACATTAATAGGAACAACTGTTGATTTAGAAGCCTTAACAATGAATTTAAAACTATCTTCTGGGCATGGAATAGCAATCGCCAATGTTACTGTATTTGAGCTAAATGACCCCGATTTAGGTACATTAGACGGAACGATTGGAGTTCTAGGGTAGTATGGTATAATTTTGTCATGAGTTTTATAGATTTCACATTTACAGTTGGACAAAAGCTAACAGCGACAATAATGGGACAACTAGACGGCAATTTAGACGCTATTGCCGAAGGAGCAGAATCGTCTCCTAGAATTCCTCGCCCTTTAGGTTGGGTACAATTTTGTGGATATTCAGGCAATAACGAAAGGGGTGTATATGCAAACCCTCAAGGAATAGTTAGTTCTTTAACTGTTAGTGGGGTTGCTGACTATACGATAACTTTTACCAACCCTATGTCGGATACAAATTATGGTTGTGCTAACGCTATGAGGTCAAACGCAGCAATAGGTGATGTGTCAGTTAGGGCATGTAATGCTTCAACTTTAACTACTACGACGGCTCGATTTAGAATGTACGCAGCAAACGCATCAGCGTCGGGAGCAGAAGACGCAGATTTTATATATGCAGTTTTTTATCAATATTAAGGAGAGCAAATGGCTTGGATAGATTTACAGTTTGATTTTGGAACAACATTAACAGCGAGCAAAATGAACGCTCTTGATGAGAACTTTGACGCTTTAGCTTCTGATGCTTCTGGCTCACCTACAATGCTGGGAAGAAGCACTAAAGCAGTTCATTTTTCTTCACAAGGAAGCATTATAGCTTCACGCAATATTACATCGTTAACTTATACTGCAACAGGACAATATAAAATTACTCCTACAACTCCTTTTTCTTTAAGCACACAAACAATATCTATAAGCAATGTTACTACTCGTGAAATCTTTACACTCATGAGTGGGTTTACTGCCAATGTGGCATATTCAGATGAATCAGTTAGAAGTTTAATAGGCAATAGACCTGCAACAGTAGATAGTTCATATGAAACTGTTTATTTTAGGGCTGGCAATAAAACTTCAACGGCAGCAGAAGATGTATATGAGGGATTAGTTATAATTTTCGATTGATATGGGTTGGACAGATTTAAGTTTTAGTAGTGGCAATGTTTTAACTGCAAGTGAAATGAACGCACTTCAAGAAAACTATACTGCCGTAGCAACCCACGCGAGTGGAAGTCCTGAAGTGGCTGCAATGACAAGAGGTTGGGTAAGTTTTGCAGAAGATGGGACAATATTAGACAGCGAAAATGTATCATCGGTAGTTCGCAATCAATTAGGTGAATACACGATTACTTGGACAACACCTTTTTCATCTTTTTATGGAGTAACATTTGGTGGATATAAAAGTGGAACTGCTGGCGATATCTCAGTAAGAAACTTTAGAGCTTTTCCTGTTTCTTCTGGCTCGGTGATTGTAACTTATTTGGCTTTCAATCAGGGAGCAGATGCTAAAGAAGATGTACAAGGAACGGTGGTTGCATGGCAACTATAAATTTAACAAAAGGAGGATTCTATGTGGACAATTTTAGATAGACTAAAAGAGCCTAGCACCTACGCTGGACTGTCTGGTATTATGATAGCCGTTGGCTTATCAGGAGAACAATGGACAACGATTTCAACAGTAGCAGCAGCAGTAGCTGGCTTAGTCGCTATGATTTTACGAGAAAGACAAAGTTGAGATTTAAACTAATTGTCTTTGACAATAGGAATCGTGTTGTATTACACGAAGAAATTGTAGAAGCCAATGAATTATATGGAGCAGCTCAGATAGCCAATAAGATTTTTGAAAACTTGGATATCCTTGAAAAAGACATTACTATGGAGTTGGTCAAATATGATAGCAAAGATGATTAGTGAAATCATTTCAAATTTATTAGGGAAAGCATTTGCTCTTTTAATGGGATACTTGCAAAAAAGAAAGGTAAGGAAATTAGAGGAGCGAGTGCAAACCCAAAAGGACAAAATAACAATATTAGAACACGAGAAAGAAACACAAAAAAAGATTGACGATTGGCAATATCGTCTGAAAAACAAAGAGAACGAAAGTTTAGCAAAAGAGTTAAATAAAATTAGGCATGAGAGATAGAAAAAACTACAAAGCAAAAGATTCTCATGCAAGGAAGGATAAGAAAACGAGTCAAACTTCAAAAAAAGGTAGGGTCAAAATGGCTTCAATGAACAAAAACAAAAAAAGAAGCTATAAACCTTATAATGGGCAGGGTAAAAGATGAGAAATCCCCTCACAAGCGTTTTAAGGGCAAGATTAAGAGGGTTTAGTGTAAAACGATACCTTACTATTGCTTTTCTAGTGTTAACGCTCTTATCGTGCTCAGGATTGCTTAGTTTTCATAGAGAGTTACCTAAAAAAATTAAATATTCTAAAATCGAGTTCGTAGATTGCAATTCTCCCGATAATGCACAATACTTATGTTTAACAGAGAAGGACGCTATAAAAAGTGTTATGGATTTAAAAAAATGTCAAGAGCAAAATAACTTGATGAGAGAATTATTGAATGGAAATTGAAATGTTGTTAAATTTACTAAACCAAGCTCCAGTTTTGGGAGTGTTAGTAATTCTCTATATGATGAACAAACAAAGTAATGGAAAAAATGGTAAAACAGTATCAGGAGTGCAAACCGAACTTATGCGAGGAATAGGCGATTCATTAGATAAATTAGCTGACGCACAAGTTGACGCAAATAGAATAGCAGAACGTAGAGCTAGAGGATTTGAAGCATGGTTAGACAGAAACCCAAGTTGCCCATTGGGACACAACGAGAGCCCATTCGAGTCACAAAAAAACAGAAAATAAATTATCCAAAATATTTAGCAGCCCAACTTCAGGAGTATCCTGAGATTCCCGTACCACATTTCGAATATCGTTTTCACGAAACTAGAAAATGGAGATTCGACTTAGCTTTTCCCGACCAACACCTTGCTGTTGAAATAGAGGGTGGTATTTGGCAATATGGCAGACATAACCGAGCTAGTACATTTATTAAAGACATGGAAAAATATAATAATGCTTGTATGTTAGGTTGGCATTTGTTACGGTTTTCGACAGAGATGGTTAGAAACGGAGAAGCTAGGAAACAAATAAAACAATTTATGGAGAGTACAAATGGAAGATAACTTATTAGAAAAGTCCTTTTTAAGCCTCTATGATAAATTTCATTCGCTAAATTCGCATTGTCAAATCAAATATAAAACAGACACAGTTCTGGTTGGAAAATTAAAAACAATATCTTTAATCTTTGAAGACTTAAATGAGCATTATTTTTGGGAAGAAATCAATCGTAGAGACGAGGAAAATGGCGAAAGCAACGCACACTAGAACACTGTTTGTGTCCGACTTACATATTCCGTATCAAGATGTGCGTGCTTTAAACTTGGCGATGGATATCATTAAAGATTTCAAATTAACCGACCAAGACAATATTATAATTGGTGGCGACTTAGTTGATTTTTACCCGTTCAGCACGTTCCCTGTTGATTTATTACAATCTAATATAGAAACCGAAATAGAACAAGCAAAGGACTTCTTATCGGAGTTACGCAAGATTGCTAAAAATCCGACAATATACTATTTTAGAGGAAACCACGAGGAAAGATTGCAGAAAATGGTTTTGACAAAACTGCAAGCTATGAGTCAAATGTTGTACAAACAATTATCTTTGTGGGAACTCCTTGGTTTAGAAAAGTTCAACATTCAGTTTGTAGAAAGTCCTTTCACTTTAAATAAACGCCTTTATTATGTACACGGTCATGAGAAGCGTTCAATGGGGCAGCCACAGCACATCGCCAACTTACAGCTCAAGCATTATAATCGTTCTGTAATGTTTGGACACCACCACAGATTTGATATGACACTTCAAACTCAACTAGATAGTTCAATTTTAGGAGCATGGGGTAATGGTTGTTTGTGTGATTTAAGCAAAATGCCTGGAGGTCTTTATTCAAGTTTTGACAATACTCAGCGTGGCATATCGGTTGTATATGAAAAGCCAAATAAAATATTTAGTGTAGAACAATTAATCTTTATACCGAACAAACAAAAACACTATGAATGTTTAGTGCATGGAATTGATTACACGTCTAAATAATCTACCATTCTTTGAATAAAAATGGAGTTGGTTAACTTCCCTTTTTCTATTCTGGTAACCACTGGACCAAATGTTCCTATTTGTTTTGCCACTTGTGCTTGTGTTAGTCCTAATAAGCGTCTTTTTATGCGTAGCTGTTTGGGCTTGTCGTATCTATCTTTTGTTTTTTCAAACTCCAACATAAGCTGTCTTGCTACAATTTCGGGTTGGTTTTTCCTTTTTTTACACAAAAATGACAAATATTGTTTCGTAACACCTAATTTAGAGCCAATTTCAGCAAATGATTGGTCACCGAAATATCGGGCTCTGGCTACTTCTTTTACTACGTTTTGCATTTAGGTACTTTACATCATTAGATTAAATTTGTAAAGATATTGACAATAATATATTAATGTGTATATTAACAATATGATGGTAGAAAGACAATTAGTTGAATACTATTATGGCGACATGGAAGATTATTCCATTGATATTGCTGAAGGTAAGAATCCTGTGGTTTTTCGGTATGGTCGAGATGCTGATGAGTTTCTTGAAAATCTTTATAAATACACCCATTTTTCTTGGTTGTGTAAGAATGTAGACGATATGAAACGAAGGCTAGTTAGACGGTATGAAGGGCGAGCTAAAGACGAAGACTTGTCAACAAATACGAAATTCAGGGATTGGTTGTTAAGAAAGCGTTTAGTAATAAAGATACCCGAGGAATATGATGAAAGAAAAATTTGAAAGGTGGATAGAAGACTGTCCTTGTGATTATAATTTTTTACAATATGGGGAAAAATTGAAAAATAGTAGTGACTTGTTAAGTGGATTCGTTGAAGATGAAACAGTAAGGATATATCAATTCTATCCAATCGAAAGAAAAGACGAAGATAAAAACGAAGGAGGTGTTTTATAATGTCAGTAGATGGACACGAAGAAATGGTAGAGCAAGTTCAAGAAGAAGTTGATGAACTACTCCCTAACGGTACAGACAAAGAAAAAAACAAGCTATTTAAAGAGTTGGTTGAGCAAAGAGCAGAGCTTGGCGACTATATGTATAGCTTACAAAAAGGAGGTTAAAATGGGATTAAAAACTATTGAAAAAAGCATAGAGCTTAATGCGACAATAGATAAAGTTCTTACTAATAAAGAGAAGGTTGCCAACGGTGTAGAAATAAACGGAAACCGATATTACTACACAAAATCTAGTGGAAAAGTTGTGGATTATGCAGCTGGTACGCCTATTACACTGGTGTATGACCACGCACAAGACACAGAGAGTGGTAACGATGTTTATTTTATTAAGTTTTTGGATTTATCCGATGAGCTTGTAGCAAATAAACACGTTAAAGAAACCGATTTTCACCAGAAAAAGAATGGCAAACCCTCTCAGTATAGTTCGACAGAAACAGTTGTTAAAACTCCTGATACTCAGGTTTTAATTGTTAGGCAAAACTGTGTATCAAACGCAGTAGCTTTTCATCAGAACGTAAAAACCAAATCTGAAGAAGACATATTAGCCGTTGCGAAAACATTTGAAGAATGGATTTTTAGAACTACCGATGTAGAACAAGAAAAAGATGATGTACCTTTTTAATAAAAAATGGTACGATTAGCAAAGGGGAGATTAAATAACAGAGCAGGGCCCTTGATACCTCCTGGTCCTGTTCACACCCTAATGCGACTATAAAAATTATCTCCCCCTCCCTTTTCTTGGTTGACAATCTGAGCTTTTTATTGACAATACTATTATTCTTTTATATAATCTATTAGGAGGTTTCGATGGAAGATAAACCAAATTATTATGCTGTTATTCCTGCAAATGTGAGGTATAGCGACATGTCTCATTTTTGCAAATTGTTATTCGCAGAGGTGTCTGCACTCTCTAATAAAGAAGGACATTGTTGGGCTACTAATGGCTATTTTGCTCGAATATATGATGTAACCAAAGAAACAATATCTCGTTCTTTCTCACAATTAGAGGACAAGGGTTTTGTGACAATAACTTTAGAATACGAGGGTAAACAGATTAAAAGACGTATTATCAAAATTGTCAATACCCCCCATGACAAAAATGTCTATACCCCTATTGATAAAAAAGTCAAAGAGAATACTATAAAGAAGAATACTACAAGAATAGAATATAAATATAATAGAGACAAAGAGGATTTTGATAGATTTTGGTCAAAACTAGACGGTAGAAAAGTAGGAAAGAATGACGCTTTTAAGGCTTATTCTAAGATAGATACTGGATTAAAAGCAGAAGAACTAGCACAAAAATTTAACTATCTACTATCCAGTAGAGAAGAAAAGTTTGTTCCCTATCCTCAAAAATGGCTTAGGAACGAAAGTTGGAACGAAACTCCAACAAACCCCCTAACTCCCCATGAAAAGGGACGCATGTTTTCTGCCTCAGCTATAACCGTGGCAGACCTGACTGATGACAACTTTCCTAATGAGGCATATTTTAAAGAGACAATAGACGAACACACTAGGCAGGGAGAGGCAGAACTTGCCCTGTATTACAGAAACGAATATGACAAATGGAAAAAACAAAAAGAACAGGGTAAAATATAGGAGCAAATATGAGTAAAGAGCTACACGATAGTCTAAAGAGAAGCGAATTAAATTCTTTTATTATTCTATACGCACTTAGAGACTACCTAACAAAATATAAAACCGACAAAGAGTTACCCGAATTTGTCCACCAATTAGAAGAACTGGTTGAAAAATACGACAGAAGATGCACAAATATTTTAATAAAACGAAACCTTATTAGTGGAGAAGTAAATGCAACTGATTAACGGCTCAATACAACAGGCAGTAAACAGACTAAGCGAAATCAACATTACAGTTTTAAAAGGAAGGATTGAACGGGGTGCTCTCCTTTTACAACTTAAAAACGACAAATCTTATGTAGGACACGATTCTTGGGTAAATAGTTGGTCAGATTTTCTCGATTGTATAAATATAAACAGAGAAACGGCTAGACAGGACATGGAAGTGTTTCAAGAGTTTGCCGAAGAACTTACAAACCGTCCCGACCTTTTAAATAGTTGTAGCTATGAACGATTAATTAGACTTTTGCCCGTAATAAGATTACGCAAAAAAGAAGGCACGACAATAGGAAGGGTAAGACTGTTGGAAATGACAGCGAGAAGCAAACGAGAAGACTTTGACAACAACCTTAAAGAAATGAAAGGACTTGCTCCTAATGACAAATGTGTTGACCCGTCAAATTGCGATGCTCCCAAAATAATTTTAGAAAGATGTACAATATGTGGAGTAACGTATCGCAGAAAGGACTTAGAAAATGGCTAGAATATATTTGCCTAACGAAGAACTTGTTAAGTCCTATTCTTTAGAATATCTCGAATACATGCGTAACGAAAAATGTTGTATTAGTTTTGAACAAGGCTGCGACCTACACCATTTAGACAATATCCAAGTCAATAGAAAGAAACCCAACACAAGACACTTTACTGTTGTTCCTTTAAATAGATTGTTACATACCGAATATCACGGTATGGGAATTGACAAGTTTCAACAAAAATACAAAATCCAACTTTGGAGGGAGGCTTTTTACAATTTAGCCAAATGGCTTTTGGTCAAAATGGAAGACAATGAGCGAAAGACCCCTTAGTTTTGAAAAGAAAGTTTTAATCAAACTAGCAATAGGAGAAGAAAACATAACTATGGACGAAAACGACTTCTATTTTTGTAAAAAATGTAGTTCACCCTTTAATTTTTATATTGACCACGAGAAAGACGACTATGTAGTTCAATGCAAAGGAGGGTGTTATAAAAATGACTAAATATGTTGAAAAACTAACCCAAGACATAATGGGCATATTAGAAAAAAACTGTGGCAAACATTACCACAAAGAGTGTAAAAACGCAGATACGGCAGTTATTCATGCAACCGAAGAAGCGATTAAAGACGCAATACACTCTAATCTTAATAGTTTGTTTTTGTTTTTAACAGAAAGTGCTGTAATTAGAGCAAGAAAACAAGAACTGGAAAGAGCAAAAAATGAGTAAAATAACAATGGCACAACTTAAATTGTTAAAGCCGTATGCTAAAAACCCTAGAAAAAACCAACCAGTAGACGATGTGGCTTCTAGTATTAAAGAATACGGGTTTACCAATCCTATATTAATTGATAAAGACAACAATATTATCGCAGGACATACTAGGTATAAGGCTGCCCAACAACTTAAACTAAAGACCGTTCCTTGTGTAGTGTTAGATTTGCCAAAAGACAAAATTAAAGCCTATCGGTTATTAGACAATAAGTTAGGCGAAAAAGCTGGTTGGGACACCTTTCTATTTGAAACAGAACTGCAAGAACTTATTGATACGGGCTTTGATATAGAGAAGTGGGATTTAGAATTTACCTTAGACGACAATGAGCCAGAAGTTAAAATCATTGAGCCTGAAACAAACCAAAAACACGAGAGGTTTAAACAATTGGTTTTTCTATATGAAGACGTAATAAAATACGCAGACCACTTCAAAAGAATCCAGGCTATTAAATATGAGTTAGGATACGATACAGATGACCAGATTATAGAAACCCTATTAGAGGTTTACAGTAAAAACAAATGATAATTTTAGTAAACCCTATGTGGTCGGTTGAACATCTTAACAAAGACTCTAATTATGTTCATATTAAAAAAATTATTGAAAGATTCACTCAATTATATCCCGATACATATTTCATAATACCTTTTCCTGCACGCCACTTTAAATATTACGAAGATGGTTTATTTCAAAACCCTAATGTTGTCCGTATTCCATATGTCATTCCGTTGGCTAAAAAAATAAACAATATCACTTTTGACGGAGCTTTCTTTAACCGTATTGTAGAGCAATACGGAATCGGTTTAATTTATAATCAGATACCCGAAGTTACAGGACAACTTAAATCTTTAGACAGTCATTTTTCTTCCACTATACCAATTGTAAACCAGCACCATTATATTTATCACGACTCACTTCCTTATCCTTTAGAGAATCAAATGCAATATGTTTATTGGCAGATTCTTGGAGATGTTCTAGCTGATGTAAACATCTATAACTCTAAATACACCTTTAAGATGGTTAAAGAAAATGTTGAAAAATACATGCCTAACTTTCTACCTGATATAGAAAAAAAAGCTAAAGTCTTATATATGGGGTTTTACGACAAAAAACACTCATATAACAAAAACCGATTTAAAAAGTTCACTTTTATGTACAACCATAGGTTGCAACAATATAAGAATTGGGCAGATACATTTGCCATGTTTGATTTTTTAAACAATAACTACGATTTTGAAGTGGCTTTGTGTCCAGTTGGACCAAGCAATATAACGCCAATTAACAAAAAACCCTACACTAAAATCTATGAAGTAAAAACCGAAGCCGAATATTATGATGTGTTATCTAAATGCCATTGTAATACATATAATTCACAATATGAAACTTTTTGTATTTCTATATTTGAAAGCATGATGTTTGGTTTAGCAACAATAGTTCCTAATGCTACCACTATGCCCGAGTTGCTTGGCAAGGGAAACCCTCAACTATTTCAAGGAAAAAAAGA